AATGCTGGTCTTGTATTCGACCGGCTTGATGATCAGCAAATGACCTTTGAGGTCGGCTGCCTTGACGGATTCAGACTGTCCTGCTGGAGCTGCAAATGCGCTCATTCTTCCCTGCTTTCTATGTTTGGTGTTTGGGGTGTTGCATTGTCATCAAGTGACGACAAATCATTTTCTGCCAACAACTTTTTCAAATCGTTGAGTGCTGGCATGAGATCGAGTTCAAGAGTTCGCTCGATAGATTCAAATCCAAGTTCTTTGACATCATCAAGATGATCTTGGAGTTCGGCTAACTCCTCCATGAGAGCATCAAGATTTTGAAGTGACTTGCGCTTGCCTAATCGATAGGCGATTGGCAAGGTAAGGAATAACAAAATTATTGTGATCAAGAAAGTTCCACCAATCTTTTGACTATCCATTCCACAACTGGAACGGCAACTGCATTTCCCATTTGTTTGTAGCGATTGGAGTCGGCTTGACCTTCAGTCCAACCATCGGGAAAGCCTTGAAGCCGTTCACACTCTGTCGGTGTGAGTCGGCGAATTGGATTTGTATTCCAATAAGGCACGCGCGCTCCACCAGTTCCCCAATATGTTGGAACAGTTCCACTAACTTTTTCGTGAATGCGAACATCATCAACTCTCGTTGCTTCAAATAGAATCAAAGCAGTAGCGCGTGATTCTGTTTTGTTATCCCAATCGTTCAAAGTAGGCACAACTCCGCCCTCAATCCAAGTTTCATAATCAAATTCACTCTGAGCTCTCCTGCTCTTGACCCACCACATTTTCAAGAGACTTTTTCAGGTGTTGCGGTAGTTGACCTTTGCCCTTGCTTGATCTGCGCAAAATGCCCTGAGCGGCCTTGCTTGATAGCGAGTATTTCGAAAGGTGTTCGCCAGTTGTCTCCAAGACATCCGACAATGAAGACTCTGCGGCGGCGTTGGGGTACTCCAAAGAATTGAGCATCAAGCACTCTCCATGCCACGCTATACCCGAGGTCATCCAACGATCCGATGACGGTTCCCATATCCCTTCCTTTGTTCGAAGAGAGAAGACCAGGGACATTTTCGAGGATGACGAACTTCGTTTTGGTTTCGCTGATGAGACGAATAAATTCAAAAAATAATCCTGATCGATCTCCAGCAAGTCCAGAACGCTTTCCAGCCACGCTGAGGTCCTGGCAGGGAAAACCTCCGACCATAATTCCGTTGTTTGGTGTGAATCCTGCATTTGTAAAGTCCTCCCCTGATACTTGGCACACATCTTCAAAAAGTTGCGTGTTTGGAAATTGTTTTGCTAAAACTGCGCGAGCTTTTGGATCAATTTCAACCGCTGCAACAGTTTCAATTCCATTGCGTTGTAGGGCTAGATCAAAGCCACCAACTCCTGCAAAAAGAGAAACTGCATTCAAGGTTTTGACCCCCATCCATTTCCTTTGAAAACTGCTCCGACTGGTTGAAAGACTTTTTGCATTGGCTCCAAGCAATCGCCGCACATCAACTCTTTGTTGGCATCGGCAATCGAGCGAAACTTCTCGGTTTCAGCGCCACATTTGATGCAGCGATAAACATAAGTAGGACTCATGCGGCTTCACCAGGGCATCCCATTGAAAGGTCTTGACTTCCTGGTAGATACCAAGGGCAATAAATGCAGGAGTAAGTTTGAGTGGCAGGAATCTGCAACCAATTCATTGGATTAGCGGCTGGATCAAGAGCGTGAATAATTGAACGAGTCGCTTCAAATCTTTCAATTGCGGCATCTGCAAGTGCTGAGTCATAATCCTCAACAATTGTGTGAAGACCATCGAGGCGACCACCGAGCGGATAAAAAGCGCAAGCAACTTTCGTGACTGTATGCCCCTGATTTTCCAACCCCTTTGCGTACAAAGAAATTTGGATTCTCTGTTGCTGAGTCAATCCATCTTTTTTGCGAGCCTTCATGGAAGATGCGCCGACACATTTGTGGTCAATGACCATGCCTTCGGCAATATCGAAAAGATCGAGAGTTCCCATCAAGCCAGGAGCAGCTTCAACTTTGTGTTCAACTAAATAGTTCGAATTTTCACCGAAGCAATCGGCAAGCCAGGTGTGAATGGCAGTTCCGCTAATAGATGCCCAAGGATCAGATTGTGGGTTGGTCTTCTTTTGATCAACCATCTTATACGCAAGTTTTCTCACACAAACTTCGCCAACCTCACTCAAGCCAATCCTTGATTGGCGAGAGCGTGGGGCATTGTTGGAGTGATCTGTAATGGCATGGCGCAAGCGATCAGCAAGCGCCATTGAACGATCCCCTGGTGCTGTGAACATCAGCCTTCGACAATCACAAATCGGCGGCTGATTGAATCCACTTCAAGTTGCTCAACAATTTCAGGCGAAAGAGTTTCGCGAACCTTGGTTGTGTCGATGCGCTTGGAAACAACAGTTGTCCAACGAACCGCTTCCCTGCCGTTGACTAAGCCAATTTCTGACTCACCAAGTGCTGCCTTGACTTGCTCGGCGGCAACATCGGCTTTTTCTTCCCATTGCTTGATCTGAATCTTGGCTTCAATATAAGCATTCAAGAATGCTGAAGCTGTCGGATCAAGATCAACGGTTTCAAGATTGATCTGTGTTGACATTTTTCCCCCTAGTAACTGTGTTTGGTTTGTTCGGCTTTCAATGCAGCACAAGTGCCGCTGGAGCCGTAGTGCCGGCTGATATATGCAAGAGATGCAACAACTTGAGCCAAACCATCATTGGAATGTTTCAAGCCAATGTTTTGATATGTCTCATTGAGAAGTTGTCCAACTCCTTTTGCTCCCGAAGAACGGTTGTATGCTTTCGGGCGCATATTGGATTCAGCCATAAGAATTGCCTTGAAGCATTTGGCTGATTTCTTTGTGAGGAGTTCATCAATAAATAAATTGATGCGCTCCTGATCACTCATCACGAGAGCTTCTTTCACCGTGACTACCTTGATGACCGGCGCATTGAGATTTTGCGCCGAAGAGAGTGTTGAAAAAACCATCGAGAAGATGGCGAGGGCTGCAACAAAGAAGCCCAATCGGATTGATCTTTCATTCATTGAACTAGACCTTTCTTTCTCCCCCGATCAACCGTTCTCTCTAAAGACTTGAGATCAATGCCCATTGATTTAGCAATGGAATGATCAGTCCACCCATGAGAGCGCTTGACAATAATTTCGTGGAGTTTTTTGTGTCGTAGGTCAAAATGCTTTCCGCGCACTTTGACAATGTGATTGCGTTCTTCCGAAGTAAGCCCACCCCAAAATCCATGCTGGATGTTTTCGTTGAGAGCAAATTCGGCGCAATCACTTTGATGAATACATGATGAGCAAATTGATTGGAGATTTTCCAATCTTTCGGCTTGTTCCTCCTTTGATGTTGGGAAAAAATAATCAGGATCGCCTTCTGAACATTTCGCTTCGGAAAAGTTAGGAAAAGAGATCGCTGAGTTGATCATTTTGAATCGCCATATCCAGCTTCTCTGAGAAGTGAGATGGCATCACAGACAGGCATAACTGCCCACCAATCAGCGACATTGCCAAGACCAACCCCATTGGGTTTGATAATGAGCAAGCCGTAATCAGCTTTGGCATTGACTGTTTCAATTTCAGTTTCATCCAGCCATGCTGGAATGTGATAAGTCCTTTGATTTTTGACTTCCATGACAAGACCAGGGATGCCGGTGATATCACCTTGATCGTTGCTACCAGTCAGCGCTCGGCGTTCTGCACCAGGGAAACCCTGATCCAGCAGGTATTTGACGAGTGCTGACTCGGCAGCAGTTCCCTTAGCCTTGGATTTGCTCATTGAAAAGTATGAGCATCCTTGGAGGGAACCGAGTGCAGCTGACGGATTGCTGCACCGTTGCGATAAATGATTTCTCGAAGCTCATCGGCTTCGGCGTATGCCTGGCGAAGTTCTTGACGAAGGTTTTGGCGGCGCTCATAGCCCACGCAATATTCGAAGAAGCCACCGGCGAAGAAAGAGAAGAATGAGAACGCAAGTGCGGTATGAAGCATCATTTGCGATTGCTCCAAACATTGCCGGTCATTGCTCGGCGAAAGTTCTGCCAATCTTCAACTGACTGAATGTCATTTTCCAAACGAATTTGATGTTCTTCAACCTCATGCAATAACCAAAAGATTGCTGAACCGATAATGAGTGCTACCACTATCCATAAGAAAATCATTTGCTGCCCCCTAAGAATGAAAGAACCCCACGACTAGCGCTGGGGGCAGCGTGAAGTCGTGAGGTTTTGAATAATGTTTGTGAAATACCAATTCCTACAAACAGAAAGTGCGCTTGAACATTGAGTGGTAGCCCCTGCGTTTCGATGCGCATTTCTGTCCCCCTTGTGGATAACATGGGGCTACTTAGATCAAGAGATGCCTTGATTGTCGGGATTTACACACTCGGACACAAGTGTGTAAAAACTTTCAACCTTACGAGCTGGAACTCGTAGGCGGGGCATCTCTCCGAAATAAGTTTCGACCCCATATTGAATTGTTGGTGTAAATGGTAAGCCAATTACCAATTCGCACAATACAGACACGCTCAAAGATAAAAAAGAATTCTCAGAAATCACCCATGCCTAAACCTAGACACGAGGGTTTATCTCAGCCTAATCTCAATCCTAGAAGTGATGGCAGTCACACTTCCTACACGCGGGAAAGGGAGCCTCAGTTCGCTGAGGGGGTCGAGATGGACTTGATCTATCTAAGAGAGCCGGAATGGGATCAGCCTTGGCATAAGGAGGTCGGCGACCTTCTTAGGCGTAGATACGAGATTGCGGGCTGGTCTCGCAACTTGTTCATGCAGGATTTCTCCATGCTGAGAGTTATCTGTGGCGATAAGCATCCCCGCGATGTCTTCCTTCAAGACTTGGAAGAACAAGTCTTGAAAGGCAAGACTCAAGCTACTCGCGAGACCTATGCCGCCAGGGTGAAGTCAGTCTTCAATTCTCTTCGAATGCTTGGGGTGATCCCTGTCGATCATCATCCTGAAATGGGTCTGCCCAAGATCAAAGTCTCCAGGCACACCCCTCGCCCGATTAGCAAAGATCAGGCGATTATGCTGATGACTCAGGCGCAAGAGCCAATGCGCGAATGGTTTATGTTCGCTTGCCTTGCAGGACTCAGAGCTATCGAAATCAGTCGAGTTCAAGGATCATGGCTGGAGCTTCACGCTGATGGATATTTCCTTCGCGTTCATGGCAAAGGCGATACCGACTTGATTGTTCCTTGCCATCCAAAATTGGTGGAGTTGATTCAATCCAAGAATGTCTTGGGTCGGTTATACACAATCGACAACAACTATCTTTCACGCATTGCCAACAAGGAAATGAGAAGGTTAGGAATAGAAACAAAAGGCTATTCTGCAAAGAGCAGACTTTCTTTTCATTCCTGCCGTCACTTCTTTGCGACTTCAGTTTTGGCTGCATCTAATAACTTGATTACAACTCAACGATTGATGCGCCATGCCTCACCAACTGTCACCGCTCGTTATGCTGATTTGGTCAACAATGAAGAGCGCAAGTTGATGGATCATTTACTTGAAGATATCAATTGGGAGGATGTCCCCAAATAAAAGCAAGCGCCCCCATTTCTGAGGGCGCTCTTGTCTGTCAGCGAGCCAGGCGAGGGCGGCTCCAGCTGACAAATTGATTAGAGTTGCAATGCCCGATGAACGCCTTCTTCCAAACTGATCTTTGGCACATAGAAGGTTTTCATGAATGTTGGATCGCCCACTCGATATTGCACGCCAGTCGGCTCGGCTTTGAGATGTTCAATCTCCGGTGAATAGCCAACCGCGCTTGCCACGATTTCGGCTAAGTCATTGAAACTTGTAGGTCTGCCCATGCAAAGATTGGTAACTTCGACATCAGCCTCACATCCAGCAATCGCACCGGCAACTACATCATCAATGTGAATGAAGTCGCGAACTTGATTGCCATCGCCCCAAATTTGAAAGGGATTGGCTTTGTCTTTTCCTCGCTTGATAAAACTTGGGAATGGATAGTCGAGGGCTTGATCTTCACCATATCCTGAAAATGGTCGAAATACATGAACGCTCAAACCATCACGCCTTGCGTGACTAGCCAGCATCTCCCCCGTCAATTTTGCCCACCCATAAGTCAAGTCAGGAGTTTGAATCATGTCCAAATCAATAAATGACTCATGAAGCCTGTTGGCAATTGATCCATCTTGTAAAAAAGTTGGATATGCGGCAGATGATGAGAAGTAAGTGATGCACCCTGGTCGAGTTCGCATTGCCCAACCAAACATCTCGGCATCGATGGCAAGGTCAACGGCTAAAGCAAGAGGAGCGCCTTCAATCATCTTGCGCCCGCCAACGACTGCCGCCAAATGAATGACTCGATCAAATCGCGTGTTATCGGTGCGGAAGAAGTCCCTGGCATCTACTCCATTGACTATGTCCACGCCAACAATCTCATGACCTTGATCAGCAAATGCTTTGTGAAAGTGGCGACCTACAAATCCAGCATCGCCTGTAATAAGAATCTTCATAAAAGAGCTGTCAACAAATCTTGATAATCCTCGCTCTTGATATATTCATCAAAAGCCTTGGCATCAGCTGAATAAACTTCCTCAGCATTCACCGAACGATAATTCTCATCCCATTCGGCTTTGCCAGCAACAGGGTGCAAATGCTCGATGATCACATCAGGCAGATAAATGAAAGATTTCAAGTCTCTGCCGAGTTGCATCCAAAAATTGTCCAAGTAAAGGTGAATGAATCCAGGAGGAACCATGCCTTTGAGCGCCCTGACAATGTCACCCGACATCGCAACAGCCGTTGGCAGATTTTCTCCTTGGAGTAAATCATTCCCATAGGCAATGCCTGTCCCGACTTCGTCAAGGGCATCAATCAATTTCTGATCCCAATATTCGGTGCGAGGGCGATGGTCATCGCCGATGAATGCGAAATGCCGATAGTCATCTTTGAAGAGATTGGCGGCAAAGTTCAATGGTCTTGCCATTCCCTTGCCTTGCTTGGCAATTATCCTGACCTTGCAACCAAGTTC